ATGATCCTCCGGCAAAGGAAACCTTCTTTTCCTTCGCGGCCAAGCCAGAGCGCAAGGCGTTTTCAACATAGGTGACAAGATCAAGGTCGGAGCCATGAATCACGGTATCAGAAATTTTAACTTTCACCTTGAATTTGAAGCGGCCGAATTGCACCTTGTCGCCGGTTGCCGAGATTTCTTTTGCAACTGCGTCATCGTCGATAAATCCGTCGTTACTTTCGCCGAGAGAGAAGGCGATTTTCGGGACTTCCAATCCCGTAATATTGCTTACACGGATAATCTCCCGCAATGGGTTGGTGACAAACGGCTCATGGACGAGTTCATTGCTCAAAGTGGTCGGCAAAAGATTTGCGCCGCCGGTGGAGCCATTACCGCTCGCCGGAATCGCTTTCAGCACCGCCCGCACATCGTCAGGGATCTCTCTCTTTAAGATGGCCGCCCGGTAGAAGGCTGCTTTAGCCGCGATGATGCGTTCTTTTTCGTCTCGTGCTGCAGTAACTTTATTTTCGTTCTGGAATTTTTTCCGCGCTTCGGCTTCCTGCCGGTCGTGTTCTTCTTTAATCAGGTCGTACCGTTTCTGCAGGTTGGCTTTGGTTTTCTCTAGCTCATTGATTTCTTCGATGTCTACTGATGGATTTGCCGCCTTTTTCGTGATGTCCTCGGCCACTTTCTGGAGCTGCGCCCCAAGCATCGCCAAATTTTGTTTGAGTTCATAAAGATCATTCATTTAAAGTTCCTCCATTTCTTTTTTGATTTTGTTTACTAGGTTTTGGGTTTCCTCTATAATAGCCTGCCTTTCAGCCACAGATAGACCTTTTGGGCCCTCCACGCGCTTTTCGAGCAGGTATTTAGGGACGTTTTTATAGACCGCCATTATCTCAGGGTCAATGCAGGCGGCCACTTCTTTGGCTTCGATGATTTCATCAACAAAGCCATAATCGTAGGCTTCCTGGGCCGTCATCCAGGTCTCGGCATCCAAAAGTTCGACGAGTTTTTCTTCGCCGATTTTATCACCGATATGAGACATGTAAGCCTCAATCATGCCGACCTGGATTTTGTCAAGGACTTCGGCCTCTTTACGCAATTCATTAGCATTGCCAATCGTGATAGTCCATGGGTTGTGAATCATAAATGTTGCGTTTTTGGGCATATATACCCTATCCCCGGCCATCGCAACAAAAGAGGCGGCACTTGCCGCTAGTCCGTCAATGTAAACGTTCTTTTTGGCTCTGTGCCTCTTTAAGATGCTATAAATTGCCTGGGCTTGGAATACGGACCCGCCGCCGCTATTAACATAAATATTTAGTGTATCAACATCCCCTAGTGCATCTAAGTCTTTTTTGAAGCTTGAGGCTGTAACGTCAGAATCCTCCCATTTTTCGAATACAATATAGCCATAAATATAAATGTCTCCTGACTTTTTGTTGTCTGTAGAGGCTTTTATATCCCAAAATGGCTTTTGATTTTTGTTTATTGGTATAGGTTTCATTGTGTTATCACTCCTTTCGGTAAAGGTATAGGTGTATCAATCGGTTCCATGTCTTTTGATCTATAGAGTTTGTCACCGCCTTCCATTGGCGGCAGATCCTCCAGTGCACGGATCTCATTCGGAGTCAGCCACATCGAACGGACGCCCTTGAAGTAATACTCTGCTTGGTCCTTGGTATTTCCGCGGAGTAAGGCTTTAAGGTTGAATTTCCAATATAAGCCCCTTCGCCGTTCCTCGGGCGTCAGTAATTTCCGGTTGAACTCCTTTTCATATTGGACGACGTTAACCCCGAGAGTGCCTTGGACAAATTCAAGGGCAAGTTGCTCCATGCTATTGTAATTGACCCCTTGAGTTTCGCCAAGCATATAAGCCGGCAAATTAAAAACTGATGCAACCCTGGTCCGGGTGATTTTTTCCGCCTCAAAAACCTTCGTATCGAGAAACTCACGTTTAATCGGATCAATCTTAACGCCCAACTCTTGGATTAAGACACCGCCATTTTCGCTGTAAAACTTCCTAAAATTCTCGTATATTTCTTTTTTCTTTTCATCGCCAACATTTGCTGCAAGTTGCAGGATGAATGACGCTTTGACCGCGCTGTCCATCATATCCAGGCTAAGCTGCTTAATCTTGCCTTCAAAGTCAACGGTATTCCGCAGGACGTCAATGGGGCTAATCCCCCGGTAGCCGTAGCCGTGGATATGTTTGACGTGGACAACATCCATGTTATGGACATAATAAATCCCATTATCGCCTTGTATTTCGTACCAAAGCTCTTTTGTTGTGGCTTCAATAACTTCTGTAACTCTGCTTGGGTCTAAAATCCACAAAGCCCTGACCTGATAACGCGAATCATAGTCCTTGATCGCATAAGCGTTCCCTGTGGTGTTTCTAAGAACTTCCATGGTCCTCAGAAATTCAAAGGCATTCATGTTTGGATTTGGGCTATAAGTCAAGAGTTCGGCAATTGGGTGGTCCGTTACTTGATTAAAATTCTTATCCAGCAGCTTCAGCGGCAGCGATGCCAGGGAATTTGAGAGCCTAGATATTGCCGCGAAGATGGTTTCGTTGGTGGCCAGGGTGTGGTTTGTCCGTTTGGTGAATATATTATAGGGCTCAAACCAGCGCGCAAAGCTCCCGTATGTCGTGGCCACGGCCTGCTTTAAGGATTTGCCGTTAAAGAGTTTACCAAACCTGGCAAATTGCGCTTTGATTCTATCAAATAATTTATTCATGTGCTTCCTCCTTTCAGCAAATCCTTAACCGAGATAAACCCGGCCCCGCCGCCGGATTCTTTGATCATTGTCATAAGCTTCATGGTTTCGGTATGGGCGGTGAGCCATGCAGAAAAGCCGTCGATTTTGCGGTAACGGCCTTGTTTTGTAGGCAACCAGTTGCCGTTTCGGTCCTCGTCCAGCTTAACATTATTCAAATACCACCGAAAAAGCGGGTTATTATTGAAAACGACCCGCCCGTCGAGTAGCAATTGTTTAATGTCTTTCAACGCCGGACTTAAGGTCAATGCCCCTTGCCTAACGCATTTCGTCCATTCCTCGCCTCCATAGGCTTGCAGGTCTTGGGTGAGCCGGAAGGCATTGGCCGGGTCAAAGGTGATCAGGGATATTGCGTATTTTTTAGCCTGCTCCAAATACCAGTCATAAATGAAAGTGTAATCGACATAATCGCCTTTACAGATGGTCAAATAACCTTCTTTTTGCCATGCTTCATATGGTAAATCCTCGTTTGCCAGCTTGACTTTTGTCATCGGAATCCAACTATGCGACAAAACAAAAACCCGGCCATCCGGCAACGGGAATTCCAGGCAAGCCGAGCTGAAGTCTTCGGTGTTTGATAGGTCATGGCCTCCAATGCATTGACAGCCCTTGAGAAAATCAAGATCAAGGTAACCGTCATTACGTTTGATTACATCCCAGGAAACAAACGATTGTTCATCGGATTTAACAAAAACATTAAGTCGCTTGGTGATGAAGTCATTTCTTTCAGCTGGGATATGTTTTCGGGTGTTCCATTCCTCGATCATATCCTCTAACTGGACCGAAATGCCGAGGTTAGGGTTAGCCTTTACCCATTTTGTGTAATCCTCTACGTCATCCTCTTCATCAAGTTCGGCCATAAAATAGAAGGAACGCTCGTCGGTGATCGCACCTTTCAAAACGTCGGCGCCCTTTTCATATTCATCCATCAATGGGCCGTCGAGGACGTAGCCGGCGGTGGTGATATAGATAATCAGGGGCTGTTTTCGTGCCGCCGTGCTATTTTTTATGACGTTTATTAGCTTATAGTTCTTATATTCATGAATTTCATCGAATACTCCGAGGTGGCAGTTCAATCCATCCAGTTTCTCACTGTCCGATGCCTGCGGCTCAATTTTGGAGTCTGTTGCGTCGTAATATATCGCATCCCTGGTTACTCGAAAATGCTTTTTTAACAGCGGAGAAGCCTTGACCATCTTTTTACATTCATCGAACACAACCCGGGCTTGCTTCATGCTGTTGGCCAGATGGTATACAAAAGCGCCGCGCTCACCCTCTTTTGAAGCGCCATATAGCGAAATTCCCGATGCCTTGACCGATTTTCCTTGCTTTCGGGCTAAAAAAATAAGCGCATATTTAAAGCGCCTAACCCCTGTTTTCTTATGTACCCACCCGAAGATTGAACCAATCCAGAAATGATCCCATGGCTGCAACTCAAATCGAGTGAAAATCCCCTGGCTGGGGATGCAGAACCGCTCCATAAATTCTATCGGTCGGTAGCCTTTTTCTTCGTCGAAAATCCAAGGAAAATCCTTCGTTCCCTGCCTTTTTAGGTCGTTTAAGTGTCGTTGGCAGGCTAATTTGACCTTTTTGCAGGCTAAAATCCGGCCGGTTAGGACATCCTTGGCGTATTGGGTGGTTAGAAGTTTAGAAGTTTTCGAACTCGTCGTCCCCATCATTCTTCGCTACTTCTTTCCGTTGAGCGGCCGTCAGCCCCAAAGATTTCAGAAGGTTGTTGAGTACCTGGATAGTCTTTGTAATCTCAATCGCCAAGGGATTTTTGACAAGGTTGGTTGCCCCGGCTTTGTTGGTGTATTCCATAAGTAGCTTAGTTTTTTTGAGTTCTGCACGCATTTTTTGATACAATTCGTGAGTTTCGCAGTAAAGGTTGATGAGTTCGTCGTCTGACTCTTTGTACTTGTCGCCAAGATAACTTTTTATTTTCTCGTACATGGATTTGCTTGCCATGACGGGGGTCCCCTTTCATGAAAAATTTGGGCCGCACGCGAAAGGAAGG